TTTCACTAGCTGTCATTTCTCCTACTGTCTTAGGTGTCTTACTTGATACACGTTTACTTGGCCTACAAGCAGGGTAACCTCGTTTTTCACCTTTTGATCGACCACAAGGTTTACCAGTTTTTACATCAACCCAATTTTCTTTGAACCAACGAGTTAAACCCCCTTTAGCTCTAGGATTCGGGCTACTTTTTGCCACGTTTTTTCTCCACTCGGTAAGTACCACCACGTTTTTTATACTCTCGTACAAGCCACGCATTGGCATAAGCAGAAGGATAAACTTTAAATTTACGTTTAGCCTCCGCTTTTACCCTAGAGTATAACGCTTTATTTACAGGAACATTCACTTCTTTTTTTACCTCCCTTCTTTTTCTTCTTCTTTTTTTTAGTTGTAGAATGATACATAGATAGAAAAGTAATTCTTAATATATTCTAAACGCAGTTTGACCTAATGTCTCTGGTTTTGCCAAGTTAAATTGTTGTAGACAAAGATAACCAAAAGCATCAAAAGCATGATCAACTCCCAAATTTTTATTAGGAAGACCAGTATTCGGTGCATATGTCAAAGTTCTCAGTGCTTTTATTAATTCTTTACATCTGGGATGTATCAAAGTCCTTCTTGTTCCATCGGCATCATACAAAGCAGTATTAACAGCAGTAATCTTATCTCTAATTTTCCAAGGTGATCTAGGACTCATAACAGTAAAACCAGACCTTCTAAGTATGGTATGATCTGTAACACCAACTCCACTTGTCTTTCTTGCACTTCCAGTAGGGTCAGGACAGGCAATAATTCTTCTATCCACCCCATACCTTCTGGTCACTTCCTCTGCAAAATCCCATGTGGTAGCACCACCTGTCAGCATAATCTCATCAAAGACATATAGTGTATCATTATGCTTTACAGCACAGATTCCTGCCATAGGATCAACGTTAAAATCCAAACCCAACAACAAAGGCAGCATATGTAAATCCTGTACTTCCTTATCAATATTTTCATTACTGAAACTAATAGCAACAAGACCAGTAAGATTTTCAAAACTAGCCTCAAATTCCTGTCTGAATGTTCTGGGATCTAATTGTCCTCTGGCAGCTTCAACCTCCTCCTTTGCAACATTACCCCCCTCAATCGTAGTAAAACTCCATCTTTGCCAATCATCCCACTCCTGTTCACCACAAAAACACCACATATCATAAAACCAACTGGCAGTACCATCAGGTGTTGATATAAAAAGTGCCCATCCTTGTTTATCAGCCAATGCAGGTCTAATAACTTCAGCCCACACATCTCTTTCCATAAAAGCAGCCTCATCCAATACAACACCAGCTAAACTTCTACCTCTCAATGCCATCGCATTTTCTGTACCTTTCAGTTCAATACTTGATCCATTTATCAGATCAATCCTTAAATCTGTTTCATTTTTAGCTTTTATCCATGTTTTAGGTACTAATCTTTTCAATTCTTTCCATGCAATATCCTTTGCCATACGATAAGTAGGAGCACAATAGAAATAAACCTCTCCAGGTCTTTCAATAGAACCTCTTAACAGTTCAATACAGCTTAAATAACTCTTTCCAAACCTTCTTCCAGCAACCAGCACCCTAAATCTTTTCTCACTATTGAACACCTCCCCCTGTGCATACCTTAAACTGACCTCATTAAGACTCATATCACCCTTTTTTTCATAATATTACTCATTTTCTTTCGCATTTTATACTTTTAAGGCTATTATCAGAATATTAACCCCCTAAAAGACTAAGTCCGTGACTTCTTCCTTTATAAATAACTTTAACAACGACCTACCAGCACCTCAACGTAAACCTCGTGTTCAAAAATATACAGGTGGTACAAATTCAAGAGCAGTAATAGAAGCTAGATGCCAACGTCTATACTCAAAACAACTTGAAGGTAAAACTACCAGACAACTAGTAATAGAACATTCACATAGAGAAGGTATCTCAGAAACAACAGGTTGGGCTGATTGGAATAAAGTTAAAGAATGGAATGATCAAGATTGGTTAAAAGAAAGAGATAAAATGATTCCCAGACTACAAGCAATGCGTATGCGTCTATTTAATAAAGCAGTTTCAAAAGGTCAACTTCAAACAGCAGCACAAATTTTAGATTCCCTAGGCAAAGTAGTTGGTGAATCAGTAGAAACAGTAAATATTCAAGCTCCAGAATTAGCTATTCGTATAGAACCAAAACAATAAACATTTGTAGAATATATTTAAGTTACCCACGCACACAAATATGCATGTAACATTTGCTACACTACCCCCTATTGTTACAATATGTAAAGATAATTATATATAATTATATTTAGTTATATTTTGTGCTATACTAATAATAAGGAGATAGTATATCAACTTTCTCTGGTAACTTGAAAACTTCATACTAATTAAAAATGAATTTAAGACTTTTGGAACTAGTCCAATATGCTAATCAATCCATTGATCCTAATTGGCTAGTACTTTATAAAGAATTACAAAAGCTAGACTCATATGATGCAAGTTTATTTACTTGTAGAATCTAAGCTCTAGTACTCTTTAAATCGATTCTAAGGGGTGTAATTATCTTTAATAGATAAATACACCCTTTACACTAATTAGTCTTTTATAGCTTCACTCAAGCTAAACTAGTCTATTATTTAAAACCCTATTAATTAAAACTATGATTAAAAATTTGATTATCTGGTCTGGTTTTTATGCTTTAACTGGAATTGTTTTTACTTCAGTTCTTACTGAAAGTTTAAATAAAAGTACTTTTGCTGACTGTAAAATTAATATCTCTAGAGATAATAAAGCATGTCAGCAAGTATTAAAAACTGGAAGCAGTTTTCAACAACAGCAAGTGAAAACAATACTTGCAATAAATGAAAATAAGTATTAAACTTATTAGTATACTAATTTCTATTTAATTAAACTATGGACACTTCAAAACGTTATTTCACTAGTAAAGAATACAACACTATTGTATTAAAACTTACTTCTAGCTCTTATGAGTATTCTAAGAATAAAGAAGAATATGATTTATTAATGGATAAGGCATATCATATGCTAACCCCAGATAATGAAGAAGAAGTTCTTCAAAAAGAAGAAATTTTAGAAGAACATAAACTAAGAAGTGAATATGTTAATAGGCCACTAACCAAAAAACCAATTATAAGTAACCTTTAACGGGTTACTTTTTATATTCACTTTATTAATTTAAAAACAATGAAAAAATTTACAGTTATTAATTACATTACTACTTATAAAGAAGTAGAAGCTGATACAAGAGAAGAAGCTATCGAAGTAGCTCTTACAATGTCAGCTGAAGAAGTAAGCGAAAAAACAATAGTTAAAAAAGGTAATATAAAATGAAAACAATTAAAGACTTAAAAAACTATGTTAAACAAAATTCAAGAATAGTTTTAAAAGATTGTATTGATACAGAATGCTTTTATTATTCTGAATGGGCAAATATACAAGATATGAAAAATAAAGTAAAAAAGAAATCAAAAGCAATTTATAAAGAGTTTAGAGATATTTTAGATAATAATAATTTACCTTTAATAATTGGTAATTATGGAAGTACTGGGAGATTAAGAATAAGTGAAGATAAAATTTATTATGTTGCTGGACAAGATGCAAGAATGGAGATACACAATCATTTAAGAGCATATTTAGAAACAAATTATCTATAAAAATATTTTCTTAAAGCTATCTAATTTAGATAGTTTTAAAAAACTATTTTTTATAAATAGTTTTAATTTCAACTTACATTAATTAAAAAAAATGAATGAAGCAATTATTAATGAGTCAAAACTCATTAGTGAACTTAAAACAGTTCCTATGAATGAAAAAACACCTTTTAAATTCTATATAGGGTGTATATGTCATATGCACTGGGGATGGAATACAACTAGAAATTCTTTTTATGTAGTTACCAGATTAAGTGATCACTATGTATGGTTTAAAGAAATACCAAGTCAAAGATTAAATACTGAGTATTCAAAAACCTGGGGATTTCAAAAGGGTTATGAATGCCCACTAGTTAGGGTTATAGATAAAAAAGTAATACCAATTACTACTGAGGGTGCAGAATTCAGATTAAAGCGAAATACATGGGGTGATGATCACCAATTTAAGAATGATATTGGTAAAGAATATTGCTATATGAAACACCATGGATTAATAGATGGATGGGATGGAAGAATAAAAGAATATGACCATATGGATTAATTATTATGAATTTAGATAAAGTATTTACTAAGCATGATGATGCTGGGCATGGATGGTTAGAGGTTAGTTATGAAGATTTAATTGGTTTAGATATTCAAAATAAAATCTCTAATTTTTCATACATAGATTCAATTAAAAATTTAATCTATTTAGAAGAAGACTTCGATATGACTTTATTTATGAAGTCATACAAAGAAAAATATAACAAAGGTATAGCGTATGTAATAAAGAATAATTTCGAGATACATCCAATAAGGGAATTACCTAGTTATATAAATTAAAAATAATACTAGCTTAAAGGGATGTTTTAAACATCCTTTTATGAAAGTATTTTTTTAAATGCTTTTATTCAAAAACTTATTTTATTAATTAAAAATGATTTTAAAAATGTCAAAAGGTAATAAAAAATTACCTAAAACTACGGGAATTATTAGCTTACCAGCTGGGATAACTTGCCCAGGTGCTAACAGCTGTAAAGCTTTTGCTGTTATGAATGATAAAACTAACAAGAGAGAGTTAAAAAGGGGTGATGAGAGTATATTTACTTGTTTTGCGGCAAGTGAAGAGCTACGTTATCCTAACGTTTTTAATAGTAGGAGATACAACTATAATTTAATTAATAGTTATGTAATTAAAAGGGATGTTGACGGGTTAAGTAACCTTATAAACGATAGTTTATTAGCTAATAAAAAGAATATAGATAAGTTTAGAATTCATGAGTCAGGGGATTTTTATCACCCTTTATATTTAGAATCATGGTTAAATATAGCTAAGCACAATAAAGATATAAAATTTTATTGTTATAGCAAGTCACTTAAATTTTTTATGGAAGTGTTACTCCCAAATAATTTTTATTTAACTGCTAGTTATGGTGGTAAGTATGATTATTTAATTAATCAAGGTTATTTTACAAGATATAGTAAAGTTGTATTTAGTGAAGACGAAGCTAAACAACTTGGATTAGAGATAGATACCGATGATAGTTGTTGTTTTAAAAATAAACCTTTTGCACTTTTATTACATGGACTGCAAGAGAAAAATACAGCAAGTGCTATTGCATTAAGAGAGATAAAAAGAAATAAAAAACTTGCTATTGCTTAGATTTTAAAAGTAATAAGAATAATAATTTATAAAGCATATCGTTATTATTAGGGGTTATCTCATCAACTTGAGATAACTTTTGATGCTTAATGAATGCTTGAAGCTGATTATTGTCATGAATGTCAAAGTCATGAATGAGAGTTTTAATATAACTCATGAATGGGGTTGATTAGTTTACTAATATAGTATATACTAAAATATATAATTATACAATTAATTAATCATGAATGAATCAAATTTACGTTTAACAAACGTACAGACAAAAGCCATTAAAGCAATTGCTAAAGCAGATTGTAGATCCCCAAAACAAATGTTATCAATGATTATAGATGTGGGTCTTGATTGGATTTTCTGTGAACATGGAGAAAATACTAGTCCTTATTTAGGGTGGCCTGACGATTGGAAAGAAATTTGTGAGGAATTAGAGAAAGAATATAAAAAAGATTTGGAGGTTAAATAGTGGTAAAAGAAAACCCTAATAAAGAATCCTGTAAGGAAAGAATGAAAGAACTTATCAGGACTAAACATCTTAATAAAAATCGAGTAGTAAAAAGATGTATGAGAGAATTTGATGGTGTTCATAAATCAACTTTTTATGGTTGGTATGATGAAGTCATTAATGAACCTGATATAGTCTCCTGGGAAGATGATAGGAAGTTACAAATAGTATCTGAATATCAAGTAATACAGGATTTAAAAGAAAGAATGTTTAATCGTAATATGGAGCAATACGATAAGTATTGTGATGATTATGAAAATAAAGAAGAAGATGATAAAGAAGATGAAGAATTATTAGAGAAAATAGAAAAATATGAAGATAGACTTAAATACTTCATTAAAAAATAACATACACGAAAATTCGCTAACGAAAATGATTGACAACCCATTACCAGATCAAGTTATGTCTCAAAATGATGAAAATTATTTATCTGAACAATTTTATGAACATTGTGAAGATAAAGCTAAAGAAATAGCACAGCAATTTAATTTAAAATCAGAATTTTTAAATGATTTTATTGAATATTATGCTGATATATGTTCAGAATCAGATGAAGGTTATAGTTTGATAAACGATAAAAGTTTAATAGATGATTGGTGGGAGAAAAATTCAGATATGTTTGAAGATCCATCACCATATAAAGATTATGAACCTACTGATGAAAATATGATGAGTAGTTTTGGTACTAAATGGCATGATGGATTATGAATAAAAAAAAATTAGAAAAAGAACATCATGCACAAATTTATAAGATGTGTACTCAAAGATTAAAGAAATACTTTATCGATGCTTTTTATAAAGATGATGCAGTAGATGAAATAATTCATATTTGTTTATCTCATATAAAATATAAACATATAATTAAATTTCTTGATGTATTAGAAAAGAATGGTTTTGATAAATATTAATAACTTAATCATTATCTTCTAAATACTTATCAACAGCAGTTCTAACTTGCCAGGATACAGGTAATCCTGTTTTTTCTTTTCTCTCTCTAAGTTTATCTGCTATCTCTTCAGTAAAATTGATCATCATTTTTGTATGATCATCAGTCTTAGGTCTTCCTTGTGGCATAAATATACAATTAGATATAACTATATATAACACAAAATAAAAAGACTATCAAGTAAAACCTGATAGCCTGAGGTATTCTATTATGAATCGTCACTCGTGTGCTAGTGACTAATCGCTTATGAATGAATAATTAGGTCATGAAATGAACCTTGACTCTTCATACATCCTCAATGGGAACTCAGGTTTACATCTTTGATTGAAAGTTTGGGGTCGATTCCAAATCTATTTAGAGTCATCAATAGTAAATTCTTTCAAAGGAGCAGCGACTAACTACAGTATACACCCAGGATTAATATAATTAAACATATTTTGATATATAAATATATATCCCTTGAATGGCAAAAAAGAAAAAGAAAAGAACCAAAAGAAAAAGAAATATATATTAAGTAAATAAATATATTAAGTAGATAATTATATTAAATAGATAATTATTATAAGTGTATTAGATATTATATATATAATATATATATATTAAATATATATTATTAAGGATAAGGAAAAGAATTTTTTAAAATATTTGCTTGACAATTAAATAAGTATCATTTACTGTCAGTAGTGAACACTTAATTATCTATTAATGGAAACAAAGAAAGATATAAAGGTTTCTGTCTTCCTTGATAAGGAGATGGCTGCTTTTATTGACGAAAATAAAAGTTATGGGATGAGAAGATCAGATTATATGCGTGGAATTGTCTGGGAGAAAATGAAACGTAAGAAGGGAAAAAATTCTCAACCTGTTGATGATCCTTTTGAAAATTCTTGTATTACTGCTGATTTGATACCTGATGATCTCAAACGATATTCTGATCTTTTTATTGAATGGTGGCCTATAAGAAAGAAAAAGGGTGGAGTTTGCTCTACGAAGGTCGCTAATCGCCTTTTTAATACTCTCAGGTCATTTCCATCACAGGATAGAAAAGAAGCTCTTGAAAAGGCAATTACAGGTGGTTGGAAGGATTTATTTCCTATTAAGAAGTCTAAGTTTGCAGAACAACCAAAAAATAATCACCCAGCATCAAGAGTATTTACAGCTAAAGGAGGTTTTCAATAATGAAAGATCAATTATTTGATTTGTATGGTTACACATGGGATGAAGCACCAAAACATCTTAAAAATGCCGCCTTACATTTATCAGGAGCTTTAAAGATTGATAAGTTTGAAGCCTATGAATTATTGATAAACAAATGTTTTGAAAAAGAAATAGAAGAATGGAGGGAGAAGAATGGAGAAACTGTTTGATATATCTGTTATCAACACACTTAAAGACGGCATAAAAAAAGGTTCGTGGACTTTAAAAGATCTAGACAAACCACCTCCAGGATGGTTAGAAGTGGTGAACAACTGTAAAGGCAATCCTGCCTTTCCACAAGGTTATCAAGGTGTCGAATACCAAAACCTTGCTAGGGTTAAGATACAAAAACCAAAACCTGTAGAGGAAAAAGTAGAACTTACTAATCCTAAAGACTATCCAACTTATTTTTAATTAAACATGAAAATTATTCAAAAACTTCCTAAACTTGCTGTATTCAGAAGTGAACGTGAACACAAATATTATTGTGAAAAATCTAATAAATGGTTGAAGTATTCAACTACTCAGGTTTGTAATGAATTGGATGAAAAGGCAAAAGAAAACATTGAACATACAAGACATATCTGGCAACCAAGAGGTGAGACAGTACATTACTGTTTAGAACAGAAGATGTTAGGTAGTGATGATATTGATATGGGTTATTATGAAGAATGGGCTATACCATTGTTTGAGCTTGAACTGTTCACACATTTTGAACCTATGGGTGTTGAGTATATGATGTCTAACCCTATCAAAGATGTTGGAGGTCAACTTGATCTTATTGGATATGATACCAAGGCTAAGAAGATTAGATTGATTGATCTCAAGACTAAAGGTAATACAACATATGATTTTAAAAAACGTACAGGTTGGAGAGAACCTTACAGAACTGATAAACAATTAGGTTGTTATATCGAAATGCTTAAGTTGAACTGTGATATCGAACCTGATATCTGCAATACGATTTGGGCATATAAGGGAAAATGTATGTTAAATGAAGATCAACCTGTGCAGCGATGCAAAGATGCATGGCAGGAGGCATGGGAAAAGTTTGAAGCAAAACAGGAGTTGTTTTAATGAGATATGAAGAAAGAAAAAAAGCTGCACGAAATCGAATTAGAGAGTTACTATTTTTAATTTCAGATTGGGATGAAGCGGAATTAGAAAAACAAATAAATGCTGGCGATTATGGAAGCACAGACTATGATTCAAAAAATATTGATAAAGTAAAATATTTTTCACAAGATGAAATTGCTTGTATAAACTTTCATTTGCTCGAACTCCAAGACCAAGTTGTAATTGATAGAGCTGTTCCAGACGAACTTATACTAAAAATGATTAACGTTCTTAATGAGTGGCAAAAAGTACAATTATCAAAGGTACTTTAAATGAGATATATACTTGATGTCTCAGGGCATGACCTAAAGCTTATTAGAGCCTCTATTGTCAACTTTCAAAGAACTTTAGAATTATCAGATCAGGCAGAATTTGATAATCTTATTGATGATCTCGATGTAGTTTTCTTTAAAATATCAAAAATGAAAAAACAACAATTAAATAATAAAATTAAAAAAACATGGTGGATTAAAAAATGAAATCGTTTTATAAAGAATTGGATAAGGCAAAAAAAACTATAATAAAAAATTTATGGATTCAAAAAGGAATCCTTAATGATGAATGGTTTCGTGAGCAGATTACAACGAAAGAATATGTTGTAAAAGATGAAGATTTAAAAAGACGTATTAGAGAACTTGAAGGATAATATAATTTGGTATATAGTTATATATAAATATATTTACTAATTATTTAAAGATGCCGAAACCTGCTAAATTTGATAAAGGTAAAAAGCTATCAAAAGAACAATATAAAAAAAAAGTTGAGGATTACTATAAAGAGCAACATAAAGATTTTTATGAAAATAAGGCTTATTTAAGAAAATATACAAACAAATGTATTGATAAAGGTCTTTTAAAAAAGATAAAGGAGGAAGCGAAAAAAAAATTTAAAGTTTATCCATCGTCATATGCTTCAGCATGGGTAAAGAGAGAATATAAAAAAAGAGGTGGCAAATTTAAAAGTAGAGAAAAAATTATCAACGATAAAGAAAGAAAAGCATATGAGGAAGGGCAAAAAGCAGGACAATTGTTTTTTAATACATCTGATAACACGTTAAATACCATATCCTCAAAAGAAGAAACTAATGAAAGAAAGATAGTTGAACGTAGAGGTGATGCAAAAGAAGGTGATTTATGGGTTCATCCAAACACAGGAAATCTAAAAATGAAAGTAGGAGATAAATGGGTCACTGTTAATGATCCAAATAAGCTTCCAAAAATTAATAAACAGAAAGTTAAAAAAGATTTATCTGAGGCTTTCGCAAAGAAGCGTATAAAAGAGAAAACTGAAATAAAAGAAATAGTGATTGAAACCAAACCAAAAATTACTAGAGGACAGTTTTTATACAAATACAAATCACCTCAGAATTTTTATTCTTGGCAGGATTTGGCAAGAGAACATATCAATTGTAAATACAGAAGTCAGCAATACATCTATGACTCTCCTGCTTACTATTTAAAAGATGATTTATGTAATTCACTAATACATACCAATATTGACAACCTTGAACTTACAGAGAATCCAAATATAGTAAATCCTAGTTTCTTTTTACTTAATTCAAACAAAATAAATAAAATTAAATATTCATTTATTGAATGTCATAAGTGGGATAACAAAGATGCAAAAGATATGTTGATTAATCCAAAAATGAAATTTGATGTATATGTAAATTTTGTAATTGATCCTAACAAAATTCATTACTACGCATTCAATTGGAATAATTTAAATATGGTTAAATTTATTCAATTACCAGTAGCTGATGAACTAGTCAAAGAACATTTTCAAACTGTTGTTAACTTAATTTTGTTGATGAATCAACAGCCTGACATTATCACTGAAGAATATATCCCATCAAAAATTGTACCTTTACAGAAAAAATATAAAGTACAAAGTAATATAAAACCAAGAGCCATATGTTGGGTAGGTAAAGACTTTACAACAAGAATTGTCAAACTAAAACCAAAACAGGATGAAGACTTCTTAGTTGTCAGTGGAAGTAAAAGAAAGTTAAGACCACATTGGCGAAGAGGTCATTGGCATACAGTATTGAAGGGAGCAAAACGAAAGGAACGTAAAATGCGATGGTATCAACCTGTTTTTGTGCTAGGAAATGCAGCATGAATGAAATAACAATTAGGGTTATTGGAATTCCTGCTCCTCAAGGATCTAAAACACTAACAAGATATGGTGCGATGATTGAAGCATCAAAGAAAGTAAAACCTTGGAGAAATAATGTAGAAAAAGCTGCACTTGAAACTTATGACAGTGGAGCAATAAATTTTCCTGTAAAAGTAGATATAGAATTTATGTTTCCAAGACCTATATCACATTATAGAACTGGTCAATTTGCACATTTATTGAAAGATTCAGCACCTAGACATTGCATCAGCAGAATAAATGGTGATATTGATAAAGTGGCAAGATCAACTTTGGATGGATTATCTGTCAGTGCGGGGGGAAGCGTATTGGAAGATGATTCTCTTGTTGTCGAACTTAATACAAAGAAAAGATATATAAATAAAGATGAATTACCAGGAGCATATATTGCAATATCCTCCATTAACGATTAGTATACTATTAGTTTACTAATTTAATTAAACATGACGATTTCTCTTACAGATTCAATTCCTCAAATAACCGACATTCCTAACTTAGGTGGTCTTATAAGGAAGGATGATATCTATTACAAAGGCAAAGTTCCTTATTGTTCTTGGGCAAAGACAGCACAAAGAATTAGAGAGCACGCACCTAATTGGTTTTTCGCATTAGAACCGAATCCAGAAGGAGGTTTTATTTGGAAAGCACCAGATAATACAGGTTACATATTAGGTTATTTTCAAAACGTAATGACAGGCATAAGACTTCCTCTATATCACTATGCAATAACTTCTGGATTTAATAAAACAATACCCTTTGATGAAATATCAGCTAATGATCTTCAAAAGGCTCATAGAAGGTGTTTATGTGCTTGTGCTTGTTATTCTTTTGGAGATGCCTTTGAACTTTGGGCAGGTTTAGAAATTGAAGATGCAAAGAAAGAAGATGCTTTGCCAGAAAAAGAAGATCGTATAAAAAGAACTCCCAGTAAACCTAATGACAAGGGTGAACCTGTTGAATCTATTGAAGATAAGAACTATGGTAAGCCTATATCACAATTTGTCAAAGATGCAGTAGTCACTAAGATGATGAATCTATCAAAAAAACATCCTGATAAAAAAGATTCTGTAATAGATAAATTTAAAAAAATGTTTGATATTACACAAGAGGGAATTGGTCCTGATGACATAAGAACGGCTGAACAAGGTAAAGCCCTTACACTTCTAATAAATGAAATTGATTCAACTCTATGACAACAGACGAAGCAGAATTTGCAGGGAAACAAGTTCTAAATCAACTTCAAGAACGCAAGCTAGATCGCCATAAAGATTACAACAGAAACATCTTTTCAATCAGAACTGATGATCTTCTTGCAAAACAAATCAGAGCATATTGCAAAGACAATAATGTTCCGCCTAATCAATTTATTAAAAACGTTTTACAAAACTATTTCAATGGCTAACTCACAACAAGAATTTAATCCAGCACTTCCATTACCAGCTAAATTTACTGTACAAGATGGTAGATATGGTCCTCAATTAAGTTTGTTCATTCCAAAAGAATCTATAACACATCTTATGGATCACTTTCAAAATTTAGTAAATACAAAAACTGCTGGAGGTTCAGTTTATCTTGGAAAAGAAAAAGGGACAGTTAAAACTGAAGGTATATACATCAACGCTAAAGCGTTGGAATCAGATGACGGGAACGGATTTTTTGGTCAAATCAATCCACAAAAAATAGAAAATGCTCCTAGTTCACAAGGTCTGTTTTAAATTATTTACAAAAGGCATATGTTTTTAACTATGCCTTATATTAAAAAAATGACACCAGTTAGAAAATCAATAGAAAAATTAAAAAAACTTAAACAAATAAGACGTAAAAATCTTGAGAAAAACTTTTTAGATATTCAAATGAAAGGACAAGATCATTATGTTTTTATTAAAGATAATGGTAAAGCTCAGGTAATTTATAATGAAGGTCGTTGGGTTACAGAACATATTAGAACTGCTGTATTAAAATTTAATTATGAAATTGATAAAATTGATAAATTATTAGTAAAAGATTTTACTGATGAAGAAATTAGGGAATACGAAAGAACTTCTTTATCGGATTAGTAGATTTTTTCTTTTCTTTTCTCATTTCTGCCACAACACGATTAGCTTCTAATTCAATAAGTCTATTCAATAATGAAGCCATAAATATATCTTGTTCAAACTTTTTTCTGACCATATGTGTGCAATATCTTTTTATATCAACTAAATTATCAGATTTCATTATTTCTCTACATTGCATTT